CGTTTCTCTGAGGAGATTCTGTATCGCACCCCTTTTGTGTTAGTCCGCACAAAAGTAGCTGCTTTTAGCGCTGTCGTCAAGAATGTTCTCCCACGCAGGACGGAGCTCCTTTCTTGATAGCAACTCCTCGGGGGACCTTGGCACTGCCAATGAAGTTCTGAGGAGTTGGTTCACGTCACTCGACATTGCATCAATTGCGCCGTACCAGAATCATACTCATGGTGATTCGGCTAGCAAGCGCAGTGTCGGGTCCAACTTTATCGAGGACCTAGCGCGAGTCTCCGGCAAACCTGTTACTTACTTTCAGGGATCTGCTGCTGACTTGCGAAAGGGACGCGATATTACGCGAGACTGGTTCTGGGCGAAGGACATGACTGTCCCTCTCACCAAATTTTCCTCCGAGCACAAGGAAGACTCGAACCGCATCGTAGCCATGGTGGACGTTGATGAGCATTTGGAAGACCTTCCGGCGATCCTAGCTCGTCATTTGCGACCCTACCTGTTTTACTCTTTTGTCCCAAGCCGTGCGGCAAAGGACAAGGGTGATTACGTTTATCGTTTCCTTGCTGACGGATCAGTGGAATACGTCGTATCAGGGGGTGGCACGTACCGCCACAAGATTTGGGACTACGGTTCCGATAGCTTGAAGGTTGTTGAGAATTGGCATTGGACGTTGAGCGGGCCACTTAAGCATGTTGCTTATTACAAAGTGGAACGTAGAAACATCGATGCTGATCATCAAGTGATCTTACTAATGCCCATGAAGCAATGGACCTCTCCGCAACTTCTGCCTTGCATTGCAAGTGCAGCGAGCATGCATTTTGAGGCCCCGCCTCTCAAGCGGATGAACCCTGTGAAGGGTGATTTCGTTCGCGTCCAAACCATGACGCCTGAGGGGTTGAAAGTTTCAACAGCGGGTGTTGGGAAGTTCTCGGAAGTCACTGTGACTATTGCCGCAGATGATGAGACCAAGTACAAGTCTGACTTGACCGGTGGAAAACTTACCATCGCGATGGCCAAGGCTACAATGGCGGCACACAAGCTGGAAACTTGTGGTGCTGAGATCCTGACTGCTTACCATCGTGCGAACGCACCAGTGGACGCCCCTAGGGTGTTCAAGACTGGTGATTCTGTGCGCACGTACCAGTTCTTGCCTGAGTTGGCCGACTATGACCCAGAGGTGAAACCTTCGATGTCTTCGTTCATGAAACCACTTGTGGATGGAGCTTTCGCGCCCGCTATGTGCAAGGGAAACGACAAGCGGGCCGTTTCGAAGCGTATCACTGAAGTGCGTACTCGGACTGTCATGACACCATTCCTGAAGAAGATGCAAGCTGACTTTGTCGACATGATGATCGAAGAACTTGGGATAGAGCGTAACCAACTCTTTCCCCTGGACTACGAGAGCGTGCTCGAGAGGCAACCGCGCCCCAGCCAGCGTCGCATCTTTGAGTCTGCGAATTATTCCTCCAGGAGTGGTGAAGCCCAAACTTTTATGAAGCGAGAGTGTTATGGGAAAGTGGCCGACCCTAGGTTGATCACCCCCATCGATGGGATGGACAAGATGGTCTATTCATCGTACATTTACGCTTTGTATGATGTGATTAAGAAATGTCATTGGTTTATGTCCGGCATGAAACCAGTTGAGGTAGCGACCCACGTCGCAGGCCTCGCTGAGTTCGCTGCATGGATGGCCGAGACGGATTTTAGTCGCATGGACGGTAGGGTGTCAGACGTCCCGCGCAATCTGGAGACTGAGTTGATGATGGCGTTCTTCGCTTACATCGTCCACGAGTTCATGCTGAAAGCAATGAGGTCACAGACCTGGTTGAAGTGCCGCACTAAGTTTGGTGAAACATACAACACTGAGTACGCGCGTGCTTCCGGGTCTGCTGAAACCACGGCATTCAACACGATTCTCGCGGCTTTCACAGTCTTTCTGGCCTTTCGGCTGGATGGATTTGGAAAGCGGGAGGCATACTACAAGATAGGAGCCTGCCAGGGTGATGATGGTGCGACGCCTGACTTGAAAGCCAGTAAAGCCGAGGAAGCGGCTAAGATGGTCGGACAGAAACTGAAAGTTAATATTGTACCCCGCGGGCAAATCGTTACTTTTCTATCAAGACATTACGGGCCCGATGTTTGGTTTGGAGAGAACGACTCGTGTTGCGATGTCCTGCGCCAGATCACAAAGTTTCATTGCTCTGTGGTCGTGCAGCAAGACAAGAACGCGGGGGTAAGAAAACTTTCGGAAAAGGCCTTTGCCTTCTACCTCACTGACGAGAACACTCCTGTTCTCGGAAAGTTCGTGCAAAAAGTGCTGCAGTTTAGACCCGTTTCACACGAGGACGAGCCTGGAAAACTGAAGTACGAAAACATCAACCAAATTTGGAATTCAGATATTCCTAAAGACGCTCAATACCCCAGTCTCCCCGACACATTGGGCTGGAAGCGCGCATTGGTGGAGAAGACCCTACCAGGATTTTCTATTGCTGATTTTGACGCTTGGGTTGATAGTTGTGATAGCATCGAGAAACTCATGGATCATCCAGATCCTGTGGTCATTGATGCTGAGCACCCAGGAGGAACCGAACGTGTAGTGGTAGACGACAATGTACTGGAACCGCCGACCGAAACGCCTGCAGTGGCTAAGAGCAGACGTGGCAAGCGTGGTGGAAAGCGTTTCAGCAAGGCATCAGCTCCTGCTGGGAAGGGAAAGGAAAACCGACCCAGTAACGTGAACAACCCTCAGCGAGGGCGCCGCAAGGGCAAATCGCTAGAACCTCGTAAGTAATTTAACTTACTTGAGTTCGCCCCCGGTACCGAGGGGCTAAAATCGGACCGCCGAGCCGG